AACATTTGCTTGAAGGAGTACGTGTACCTGCTTATCTGATAAAACTGCAGTGATTAATTTTGCTTCTGTATTATTCACTCAGCCACTCCTTTGCTTTAGCCCTGCGCTCTATTCGTTCTTTGTCATCTTGTTCTTTATCAAGTTTACCATTAAGAATTTTTTCTGCATTGTATGCAAAGAAATTCCAAGTAGGGTCTTGTGCAATACTAAAGTAATAATCTAATAAGTCATAGCAAGCAGGAAGTCCGTAGGATTCAACAAGTGCATCTGATGCCCACTGCTCAACGTTTAAATTGAGATTAGACTTTTGCTCGTATCTCTGCAAGTAAAGTTTATTGTAGCGACTGAGCAAAGCCATTCGGTCTTTGCGTTCAGCCACTTTACTCTGCTACGATCTCGGCTTTTGCTTCGTTTACTTTTTCAATTACCTTATTTTCAACGAATGCATAGACTCTGTCCATTGCTTCGTTTGTGGTTTCACCCTCACGAGTATAGTCAACAACACCAAGATCAACTCTTAGTGATTGAAAATTTCCTAGATTAAGCGTATATCCTAATGTTACATTTACCTTTGTTGGTTCATTTGTTACTACGTAATTACTATTTTCCATTATCCCGCCCATTTCTAAATTATATAGACTCATTCCACACTGGAATAAATCGTCCATCTTCTGTTCTCGTATAAACCAGTATACCATCGCCAGTTCTTCGTGTCAACTCCTGACTTGTAGGAGTCATGTTATTAGTTATTAAATTATCTTTTCTTGGTCTTCCAATATGTATACTTGCAAGTATATCACGTATCTCTTTTAGTTGCGATTCAGAGTAGTATGCTCTTACTTGCCAATCTCTTACCCCGTCCAATTGAGATCCCATTGGTGGTGGAATCACTCCTCGTTTAATTAACAATGGAATATATTTGCGATGCCTATTGACAAGTCTCGCAGTTTCTGCTACAGTGTATGCTCGTTCTCTATTTTTTCTAAAGTCAGAACGAAAGCATGTTTCTATTCTATCTTTTGTAATATTGTAAACAGAAACCATTCCTGTTGATCTTGAACTATGATAAAGCCTAACTAAATCACCATTAAGAAACCAGATTCTTTTGTTTCCAGTAACTACAGGCTGACTATTGTAGTCTTTGCTCTCAAGTTTTCTTGGTTTAAAATCCATCTACCCTCCTTGCTATCTGAAGGTGGGTGAAAAAATTTTCTTGAACCACAACAGATGCAATAAGTCTCAATATGTATTTGGCTAGAATATTGTCTATCAACAAACATCTTGCCATTGCATTTTATGCAATGCATTACCCAATCCCCTTTAGTTTGGAATACCAATAATGATTAGGTGCACTGCTAAAGAAAGATCTCCAGAAGCACCAAATCTAACAATACCTTCTACCCTTGAAGTTGTTACGCTTTTTAGAATAACATTTACATTCTGTCCTGCTGGTGTATTACCAATATTGACTGCAGTAGCAGATGCAATTGGTGCATACTTAAAGTCTGAAGGAAAATCATAAGAAAATGTTTTTTCGTTGCCAGCGCTGACCGTAGAGTTATTGGCAACCTCTACATATCCACCCACAACTCTTGCCTCGGATGTTTTGATGCTTTGCTTTCCTGCTGAAATAGTATCAACAGTAGTATAGTTATATGTTGCTGAAGAAACCTGTGTAGATAGATCATTAACAGTATCAACTAATTGATATATATATGTTAAATCTAGAGGTTGTCCTCGTTCTGGTAGCGGTACTTTAGCCATTATCTCTCCATTATATCATTAAACAGTCTCATTGAGCAATCTATAAACTTTTAAAAATGGTGTTCCAGCAGCACCATCTGATCTTGCAATAGGTGAACCAGTTAAATATATTTCAATGCTAAGTCTATTTGGCGCAGATGGTTGTACAACACCATTAACTGTATACTGAGAAGGAACTGGAATAGATAGGGATGTTGTTAGCAATCTTTCTTTATACAACCAATCTCCGTTACCGCCGCCTCTATCCCATCTTACCCACACATCGTACTCTGATGCTTTTCCAATAGCGTAAGTATTTCCGCTATCTATTTTTGTAATTGTTACAGAATCCCAAACAACTGAGGCTATGCTTCCAGCCTTATTAAAAAATATTGCTCCAGGGACAAAGGTTTGATCTGGCTGAATTAAATAAACTGGAGACCAGTGTGAAGTTCTGTTCTTATCTGAAGATACAATTCTATACCTTAAAGAATAACCCTCAGTAATACTGTTAATTGGCGGCAAGTTGTTAGCAGGGGTCCTAAACTTTTTAACTGTTTCATTAGTCATTATGTAACACCAACAGAAAATCTAAATTCAATATAGTTACTTGTGTTTGGTGATTTAATAATTGTTTCAGCGTCTGTATTTTTAACAACAGAATATCCTGTTAGTCCATATAATGGATTTGTTGTTGCAATATTTTCTAATCTAAGGGCATCTAGTGCAATATAGTAGTCTGCAGATGGCACATCAGAAACTATTGCACAAGCATATATCTTTACTACAGTTACAGCATTCCATGTAAATCCTTGTGTTTGATATAACTCTTGTAGTTGAGTAGATGCTACATAATATCTGTTAGTTTCAAAGTCATATGTTCCACCAGTACCGCTGCCGTTTTCTAATTCAATTTCAAATCTTGCAAATTCTCCAGTATTTTCTGCTTCTGTTTCTGCAAAATCTACAAGAATTCTTACTGTATCTGGAACTGATGCTGAGTCTCCATCTTTGCTAATAATGGAAAATGCAAGACGTAGTTCATCTATTGGAGAGTTTCTGCTAAAGTTAACATCTGCTCCAGTTAGGTGAATGTGATTTGATCCAGGCTCAATAATAAAATGTCCAGCAGAACTTCCAGTTGATGGATCAACCGTTAAGTCTGAATCATCTCCCTGTATCAAAATAATATTATTTAAAAATCTTGCACGTTCATATCTTTCAGGTCTTGGTGATTTATAAAATATTGAGTTATCTGCGTTAGTTTGAAACACAGGGTCTGCGGTAGCGATTACGTTATCATCTAGAGGATCATCTAATGGCTCAGTAATAGTAGGAATAGATGTCGCTGCTACGTTTGTATGATATTGCCAGTTTTCTCCTTGTGTAAAAGCAAAAACTGTTTTGCTGTCATATGCTCCAGCAGATGGATTAGATCCTGCTGAATATAAACCAATTTCAGTTATTTCATATCTTTCTTCTGTTGGTAATTCCGCAGTTAAAACTAGTTTTTCTGTTGCTCCATCATTAACAAATCCTCTAGAAGAAATAGGAACACGGAACATTTCAAAGTCTAGGTTTTGTTTTTCAGAGTAATCGCCATATGGGTCAGAGGTGGCAAGCGGCTGTGCTCCGCAGCCAACGGCAATGTATGAAGCATATGCTGGTGCTTGACCAAGCAAATACTTACCAATTATAGATTTTCCAGTGTCAGTTATCATTTAAATGTCCGCCTCATATATTGTACCACTTATGGTAATTTCTACTTCTATTTGTTCATCTGGCTCTAAATTTACCGCTTCAACTACCAGTTCTCCAGTTTGTGGATCTATGTAAACATGCTCTCCATTTGGACCAGTTGGTTCATCTGGAACCTTGTCATCAAATTTAATTGAAAAGTTTTGAAAGTATTTATCTGATGTAGACTGAAGACTAACTATATTATTAGGGTTATATTGTTGCTGAATAGCAGTTAAATTTTTAATAGGTTGGTAGATTACTGTCTGTCCATTGATTGTATCATTACGGGCAATGTTAATTAATTCCTGCCCTCCAATATTTTCAAAAATTAGATCTGCCATTATTTCAACTGGCACACTATCATCATTAAATAAAATAGTATCTATTGGTGCAGTTAATACTGGATTTACATTACGAGATGTTACAGCAAATCCAAGTGTGCTTGGTGTCATAGGTGTTGCTGATACGCTATTGTCTGCAGCCATTTTAAACCTCACTCAAATAAACAGTCATAGATGGACCAGAAAGACTTCTTCCATATCCAATATTATATACAACAAATCTATCAGACTCTTGTGCCACTAAGTCTAGGCTATCAGAATTCTTATAGTCGATGGTAACAATA